CAACTCGAAAAAGCTTTGGTAATTGAAGAGATGGAGAAAGAGCGAAAGAAGCGCGAAGAGGAAGCTTTGAACAGGGGAACGTATCATACAGATCTGGATGTTGTGGCGGATACATTTCATTCAGTTGTGAGAGATATCAGGAAACATGGACATAGAGAATATGTTTTTGAAGGAGGACGAGGAAGTACCAAATCATCCTGTGGAACAATCATTCCTTATGAACTTATGGAAAACAATCATAATATTCATGCATTGGTGATCAGAAAGGTAAAAGACACATTGAGAGATTCTGTATATGCACAAATGCAGTGGTCATGCGATAAGCAGGCGGAGAACCCAATGTTTGACCGTGACAACTGGAAGTTTGGACTAAGCCCACTCGAAATAACATATACACCGACTGGACAGAAAATATACTTTCGAGGTGCGGATGATCCTGGAAAGATTAAATCTATCAAACCGCCATTCGGTTATATTGGAATTGTGATATTTGAGGAGTTAGACCAGTTCAGTGGACCAGAGGAAGTGAGAAATATAGAACAGTCGGCTATCCGTGGTGGTAATGATGCATATGTATTTAAGTTTTTCAATCCACCGAAGAGTAACAGTAATTGGGTTAATATCTACGTAAAGACACCAAAGGAGTCGATGTGCGTACACCATTCAACATATAAAGATGTGCCGCCGGAATGGCTGGGAAGAGATTTCATAGAAGAAGCAGAGCACTTACGGGAGGTAAACCCGGATGCATATGAGCATGAATATATGGGCGTGGCGAATGGAAATGGAGGTATGGTGTTCGATTATTTGGAACTGAGAGAGATTACAGATGATGAGATTGCAAGAATGGATCGTATCTATCAGGGAGTAGACTGGGGATGGTTTCCTGATCCTTACGCATTTATCAGAAGTTACTATAATCCGGCACAGGAAAAGATATATCTGATTGCGGAAAACGTAGTCAAAAAGACAAAGAATACACAGACAGGGCAGTGGATCATTGATCATGGATATGATGACTATGAAATTGTATGTGATAGTGCAGAGAAAAAATCTGTAGGAGACTATGTTGATATCGGGTTACCGGCAAGACCTGCAATTAAAGGACCGGGAAGCGTAGAGTATGGGATGAAATGGTTGCAGGGAAAGACGATTGTTATTGATCAGGCGAGAACACCTCATGCATATAAAGAATTTACAGAATATGAGTATGAGAGAGACAAGGATGGCAATGTGATCAGTGGGTATCCGGATGCTGATAACCACACGATAGATGCCGTGAGATATAGTTATGAACCACTGTGGCGTAGAAGTGAACATAAAGCTTAGGAGGATGAAATGGGAATTATACAGACACTTGGAATGTGGAAAGAGAGGATAAAAAGAATGTTCAAAGGAAATATCAAAAATGAATTTGGTGTGACAGGAATTACTTCAAATGCAATGGAAGATGCAATAACAGATTGGATGGATGTATATCAGGGAAAAGCATCCTGGGTTGATCATACCAAAGGAATCAAGACAATTAAATTTGCAAAAGCTGTTTGCTCCGAGACAGCCAGACTGACCAATCTGGCACTGGGAATCACATTCGATGGCAGCAGGAAAGACTATATGACAGAATGGTGTGAAAGGGCGATCATGCCGAATCTGCGCCGTTGGGTAGAATATGGCTGTGCAAGCGGCACGATTATTATAAAACCAAACGGAGTGGGTGCTGACTTTGTGACACCGGACAGATTTGAAATTGTTGGGAAAGATGGAAATGGACTGATTGCCGGGATTATATTTGAAGATCGCTACAGAGAGAATGATAAATATTATACCAAGCAGGAATATCACAGATTTTTTGATGCAAAGGTCAATTATGGAGATGGTGATTACAAGAGTGTGAAATATTACCAGATTTCCAATAGGGCATATGTAAGCAGCAATTCAGGAGAACTTGGAAAAGAGATTGAAT